TACTCTTACTACAAGAAATGGATGGCGCCTACATGGGCAGCGCAGAAGATTATTCGCGAGGCCGATTCTATAGCACGTGTTGTTATGGAAGAGGTCAATAACGGTATTGATTTCGAGCTACATCATGTCACCGAAGTCGTTTCATCGCAGACGATGGACGTGATAGAAAACAACACTGTTAAACGTAGGGTCAGAAGCAAAGCTCCATTTAGAGCGTATCTCGTTAAGGCTGGCAAAGCTAAATTCGGGCTCGTGAAGTACACACCTGCTAACAAGATGTGCGTGAGGAAATACCTCTACGACCTTTGTGTTAGCCACGGTGTGCTTGCCCGCCACATAGGTGAGAATGTTGATCTAGCTTGCGAGCTAGTTTTTATTCCCACTGCTTCAGAGTTACAGGCCATGGCTATGCAGGAGAGTGCATATGGAAAATACAAGAATCAAGTCAAGTCTAGGCTCAGCAGGGCCGAGGACTGCACTTGATGGGGCCCTACTAAGTTGGAGGGGGTAGATACTGTTCCCAGCGACTACCCCGAACTGACTCCAACCTACGCAGGGATCCCAAGACGTCGTAAGTGCCTATATATGGGTCAGCACATTACGGACGATAAATTGAACACCCATAATAATTCCGTAGCCAACCTCTTGCGTGGAGTAGGTGAACGGGTCCTCTACACCGACAGGGCATTAACAAAATGTGTTCAACCCATCCCGGGTGTGTTTGAGGAGAGGCTTGCATCATTAGCACGCACGGTTGTTCGTTCCGTTGGCCGGCAATCCCCTGTGACTCGCGACCAGTTCGTTGAGTACTACAAGGGACCACGTCGCGCCACCTATGAACGAGCAGTTGCCAGTCTGGCTGTAAAGCCGGTCTGCTCCCGTGATGCTCGTCTCAAGACTTTCGTTAAAGCTGAGAAGATAAATTTCACCCTCAAGGAAGATCCTGCGCCGCGCGTCATACAACCACGCGAGCCCAGGTTCAACGTTGAGGTTGGGAGATTTTTACGTCCTGTAGAACACAAAATCTATGACGCAATTGACGACTTATTTCGTTCGCCCACCATCATGAGCAAATACAATTCTGTACAAACAGCTAATATATTAAAAGATAAATTCCAATCCATTTTCAATTGCGCCGTGGTCGGACTTGATGCATCTCGGTTCGACCAACATGTTTCAGAACAAGCTTTACAATTTGAACATAGTATCTATGACGCCATTTTCAAATCTGGACATTTACAATGGCTCCTGAAACATCAGCTCCATAACATTGGAGTAGCTCGGGGCAATGATGGATGGTTTAAATACGAGAAACGTGGATCTCGTATGTCTGGTGATATGAACACATCGTTAGGCAACAAACTGCTAATGTGCCTTATGTGCAAGTCTTACCTGGACAGTTTGGCTGTACCTTATGAATTTGCTAATAATGGTGACGACTGCCTTGTTTTCATGGCCAAGAAACATCTGAAGAAGTTAGACGGATTGCACAAGTATTTCGCTGACTTTGGATTCAAGATGAAATGCGAAGCTCCAGTATCTGAATTAGAACAAGTGGAATTTTGCCAATGTAAGCCGGTTTGTAGTAACGGCGTGTGGCGGATGGCCAGGAATGTCCGCACAGCATTGGCAAAAGACTGCACTTCTGTAAATCTTGGGCATAATGTTGATTTGTTTCAACGTTGGCTCAATGACTTGTCTTCTTGTGGATTGGCTTTTAGTGCCGACCTGCCCATTATGGGATCCTTTTACAGGATGCTAGGGCGGTTTGGCACGGAAGGTAATTACGAGGGTCACAGTACTGAGTTCTCCGCGTATAGGAACCTTAGCAAAGGTGTGCATCTGGAACATAGTACCCCTGACGCTAATGGTAGGTATAGTTTCTGGCTAAGTACAGGGTTGACTCCAGACCAGCAAATTACAATTGAGAATTATTTTGATGAAGCGGTCT